GACAAGTGGATGATTTGTTGCTGTTCTTATTGACCCAGAAGTTGAATCTGCAAACATTGACACAACAACATCATTTGTTGTTTCTCGCACCAATACCTCTGGTTGAGATGTGCCGTTGACATAACACATTTGACTTGTAGTACCAAAACCGGGTGCTTCAACTACAGAGCCAACATGAAGTAGTGCTTGGGGGCTAGAATTACCAACACCAACACTCCCACTGCTAGTAGCAAAGTTAGCGCCAAGGGTGCTACTCAGCGTCCCGGTGACTGCTAGGCCACCGTTAAACGTAGCCGCTGCACCGTTCCAGTAAGCTCTTGGATTACCATCCCCATCGCTTAACACGACATAATTGCTGGCAGTGCGAATGTCTAAGCTGCCCTGGTTTCCTGTGTAGCTTCCAAGGATGACGTTCTTTCCGCCAGAAGTTAGGGCCGAACCAGAACCCGCGCCGATAGTGGTATTGAATGTGCCAGTTGTGGTAGTAGACACACCATAATATGCTTGATAACCCACAGCAGTATTGGATGCCCCAAGACTAAAAAACCCAGCTTGGGAACCCACAGCCGTGTTGTTTGATGCTGTGGTGTTGCGGTCAAGCGCTTTGAATCCATAGGCTGCGTTGTCAGACCCAGAAGTGTTTAAGCGCAAAGTTTGTCTGCCAGTGCCTGTATTTTGAGACCCAGTATTATTATCTCCAAGAGATTGATACCCCAAGCCCGTGTTGCTTGCGCCTGTATCGTTATCCTCCAACGCCCGTGCGCCAACAGCAGTATTCTGTGAGCCGCCAAGCGCGTTAAGGTAAAGCGAAGCCCAGCCCACGGCGGTGTTGTCCACAGCCGTTGTGCTGGTATAGAGAGCGCCGTACCCAACGCCAGTATTCCTGGAGCCAGAATTGTTGGCAGTTAACGCCTCTGACCCAACGGCAGTATTTTGATCGCCAGAAGTATTTCCATAAAGCGCTCGGTATCCAAGCCCGGTGCTTTCATCGCCATCCAGATTTACTGAAAGTACGCCTGACCCAACAGCAGTATTTTGTAGTCCAGTGGTATTGGCTGCTAAAACACTAACACCAACACCCGTATTTGTAGCAATAGCACCGGCACCAAGGCCCACGGTCATACTCTGGATTACCGTTGCTCCTGTCAGAGTAGGACCAACAGACCGCACAACGCTGCCAGTGCCTGTGCTTGTACCAACACCAGTACCACCCTTGGTGACCTTGAGAAATGGACCAGCATCAAACAATGCGTCAATTAAGTCCAGGTCAGTGTTGACCTTCGTACCCCAGGTGTCGGTGCTGGCCCCTACCTCGGGCTTAGTCAGCAATAGATTTGTTGTGGTGGTATCAGCCATTTTTTAGCTCCTATCAAACAGGTGTCCAAGTTTCAGAATTATCTACTATTGCAGTCCAAGTTTCTGCCGCGTTGCTAATTGCGGTGTACGTTTCTGCCGTGTTACCAATTGCAGTCCAAGTTTCTGCTGTGTCGCTAATTGCAATGTACGTTTCTGGGGTGTTGGGGATTACACCCCAACCAACTCCAAAGATGATGCCTGCCAAACCAGTGGCTGCATTTCCACTAATTGCAAGCGTCTTGCTGCGACCCAAACTACCAACATCACCCGCTGCGCCATTCCCCGTGATGGCCTTAGAGGTTTCTAAACCAATTGTCTGCACAGCACCAGTTGCCGTGTTGCCTATCAAAGCCCTGCCAAACTCAACAGAGCCAACCAAACCTGTAACCTGGTTGCCTATCAAAGCCCTGCCAAACTCAACAGAGCCAGCCGAACCTGTAACCTGGTTGCCTGTTATAGCAACCGAAAATGTCAGCGTTACTGTGCCAACATTTCCACCGCTGATGACAACATTGCCTATGCCATAATTGCCAATCCCGTAGTAGCCTGTCCCATAACCCTTGTTGTTAGAGAGATTAACCGCCTGGCTCTCAACAACACTACCAACCGTTAGGGTTACCGCATTACCTGTCACAGCCAGGGCTGCTGATGGCGTTACCGAATCAACCGCACCTGTAGCCTGGTTGCCTGTTATAGCAACCGAAAATGTCAGCGTTACTGTGCCAACATTTCCAGTGGCAATCGTCCCATCCTCCTGGATGGACCTGTCTGCCAGCAGCGTACCAACATCACCAGTTGCCGTGTTGCCGCTGATGACAACATTTCCTATGCCATAAACACCAAGCCCGTAATAGCCTGTTCCATAAGCAGCCATGCTGCCCCCGCTTACGCCAACCTGATCAGGCCAGTGCTTGCATCATTAACTGGCATAGTCAGCGTGAATGTCCCGGCAGTCACTGTCTGACTGCCAAAGGTGTGGACGCTGACTGCCTTGTTGCTCTGGGTGCTGTTGTAAATCAGGACAGCATCAAATGCTGTGGACAGCGTGACAGTCGTGTAGGCAATGCTGGCACTTGGCGTTACAAAGGCGGTTGTTCCGCTGGTGCTTGGCGCAGTGCCAAAGGTCACTGTCACACCGCCTGCCGTGTAGCCAGTGCCTGACACTTCATTGGTGGCGCTGTAGGCTGTGGTGGTCGAGTTGACAGTGGCAGATGCCAGGTACAGCGCAGCCTTGAAGGTGTCGGCAGCGGTTGAACCTCGGGTTACGCCAGTGCCAAAGTTGTGGTGTCCCACCAGCAGCTCACCCTTGAAGCTGGTACACATAGATTGAGTGTTAGCCATAGCAGTTCCTTAAATTTGTTGCGTTTCGCCTTGGGCAAAAATGCCCTTCTTCAGCACCATGTTCACAGAACGATGCACCAACTCGCCCTCATGCCAATACTCAACCCAGTTGGTTGATTCATTGCTGGTTTCCACAAACCCCTCCCGCTTGTCCAGCAAGGAGTCATCCATATCGCCCTTTGTCGTAGTCACAATCATTGCTTACCCCAAAGTTCTTGCGCGAGTCAACAGTTTGCCGCCAGAGGTTGATGCACGGTCATCAGCCGCCTGCAAGTCAGTCAAGGAGCGTTCATACAGTCCAGCCCAGACGGGAATTCGGTTGTCGTCCTGGAGGTAGGGTGCGGCCTGCAGCAAACTGCCATAGAGATATGCGTCTGGGCTAGAGTCCAAAATAAAATTCGTAGAAACAGAAACAGACAGCTTGCTGAGTTTTGCGTAGTAGGTCAGCTCTGTCGCGTAATTGGTGTCGGGTGTCGGAGCAAGCCTAAATTGACCTCCCACCACAGTAAAGAATCTTGGCTTGCCACTGGCACTTAGCCTGGTGGACTCCTGGTCCATTTCGTCAATGGTCAGGAAAGACAATGGGGTGGGTGGGTTGGTGCCTGACAGTTTGAATGTCCTGACTTCAAGGAAGTCGCTTGGCGTTGCCCCAAACGCAACATTGAAGGATGCATTGGAGCGAACAATCATCTGCCTGGTGCGTAGGACGCGCTCCATCTGAGCCTCTGCAAGACTGATGAAGTCAGGTATTGCTGCCGTGAGATCAGAGCGATTGAGCCAATCCGCAACTGATGCCTTCAGCTCGGTGTAGGTACTGAGTGCCATTTATGCCTCCTTGTCCTGCAAATCCTTGACCACCCATGTATGCTCGTGCCGAAATTCAAAGGTGCCAATGTGGCCTATCTCTCGGGAGACATCGTGGTCAATGTGGATTTTATACCCAATTTCCTTGGCCTTCAAACAGAAGAAGACATCCTCCCCGACATAGCCGCGCTTGTCATTGCGCCAGGGAGTCTCAAACCAAGGCTCGGACATCTTCTTGAATACGTCTGCCTTGATCAGCATGACGCCCATGCCAATGGTGTCCACCTCCTGCAGCCCGTGGTCCTCCAGGGTGCTATAGACCAGCCTGTTGCCAATCTTGGCAGTTGGGCCTGTGGGCATCCTGCGCCTGGCGCAGTTGGTTGCCACAATGTCAAGGTCGTGCGCCAGCAGCCGCTGGATCATGTCCTGGGGGAAGGTCATGTCTGAGTCAATAAACAGGATGTGGCTGCAGCCACCTCGCATGGCGTCCAGCGCCAGCTCTGCCCTCTGATTCTGTATCAGCGTACCCTGCATGATTTTGAGGTCGATGCGATCATCGGTGTTGCAGGCGTGATAGGCCACCATGTTCACCAGGCAATAGGCGTACTGGGTGTGAACCATATCCCGTGCTGGAGTGCAAACCGCAATAATCGTCATACTTGTCCTGGCCTTGTTCTGAAGAATCTGTTGTCGGGGTCATTAAGCCAGCGTTTCATGTACGCCTGGTCTGTGATCTTGCCGCTGGCCTGCAGCTCGTAGTAGATGTTCAGTGGAATAGATGCCACCTTGTGCCACTCGCCTGTCCAGTTGGCCTTGTTGTCGGTGGCGTTGAACTGGTCCTTGTTCTCCTCAACCA